CTAAGATTAGAGAACTCAGCAGTAGTTGGTGATATATTTCCAATTAAACAAGTTAGATAGTAGATGCCATCTTGTTGTCCAGTAATATAATCCTGAATTGTTTCTACATCTTGTATTGTATATGTTGTATCATATTCAGTTCTCTTAAATACTGGTAATTTTGTTCGATCACCACCAGCACCACGTAGAGTTGCTAAATTATTTGTAAATGTTCCACCAAGTTTTGTATTTGAATATGTAAAAGTTTTAGCTGATGGTGTTGCGGTTACGGTAAACGTACCATTGTATCCAGTGTTTCCAAGTCCTGTGGTATTTGTTGAACTTAATACATTTTGAACAACAACCTGATCATTAACACTTAGTTTGTGTGGAAATTCTGAAGTTATAGTGACAGTGCTACCAGTGCTTGAGATACCTGAAATAACTTTTGGGTTACGATTTGAAATTACAGTTGAATTTGAGTTTACTATTTCATCTTGAACAGTCTTTGATTCCTGTAACGTATAGTTTTTCTCTGGTTTCTTCGCAATTGTCTCTGTAAATTCTTTTGGAATTACATAACGTAAACGATAGATACGATCATCTAAGGCACGAGTTTCAGCAACTCTCTGAACATAAGTTGCAGAATTATTTGCTATGATTTCTGTAGAGAATCCTACAAACCCGTTATAAATTTTATTTGTTGTTGTAGTAAATGATCCTAAAATATACCAGTTATCTTTAGCAGTATCGAACTGAATTGGATGACCAACATCACCAGGAACTTTATCTGTAACTCTACTAATTACAGTGAGGACTCCACCTAACTTATTGTCAATAGTGATTGCAGTTCCACGTAAAGCATCATTAAGAGTATTTGCAAGTTTAATTTTATTTGCTGCACTTCCCAGAATTACAAAATACTTTTTACTAATTTTAATTCCATCTGGAGTTCTACCATCATCTGCAAGAACAACAACTGATTCTCCAGTTAAGAAATTATGATTTGCAGTTAGAGTTATCTCTGCACTAGCACCTGTGGTAATTACGTTTCCAGTTGTGTTTCTCGAAACTGTGAATCTTTTTTCGGAGGATGGGCCATCACCAGAGGGAACTGGCATTAAGATTGGAGATGTAAATGTTGTGGGTGCTCCACCTACATTAACATTTAAATATAGAATATCATCTTTCTTTGCACCGATTTTGAAACCATTTGCAACGTTAGTTGGTGGATTAGTTACGTCTTTCTCACCTTGAATATAAAGTCTTGCTGTTTGACCAGTTCCAACATTTGCAAGAGTCATTGCTGGATCTAAAGTTCTCCAGATGACGTTTGTTGATTCTTTCTGTAAATCTTTTGGTGGAACAATGTGTGTTATATACCCAGTGTCATCACGATCAAATGGATCTTTTCTAAATCCCTTTGATACTAATGCTTTTGCACCAAAGTTTGAGTTTGAGTTGGTGATTGATTGCTCACCACCTGATTCAGATAGGAAATGATTTGCATATCCAATCGCAAAAACAGAAACTGCCTGAATGAATGAGTCATTTGAACATTTGATATGAAAGTTTTCATATCTCTTTCTATAGACTGCGTTTTGGTTAGTGTATAAAGGTGTCTTGAATCTATCTCCTGATTCGCTTTTTGCATTTACTGAATCAATATAGTTTCCAGTTGCTGGTTTGTATATTACAAATGCCTTATCATCTTTCTGTAGACCAATACCAGTAAACTGAGCAACAACCATAGATTTAAATCCAGTTGCTTTTGATCCATCAGCGTGTAGACCACACATACCAAAGACAGATCTGAGTGAGCAGTTGAAGATATATGGTGAAGCACCAGTAACACTGTCAGCTTCTATCTCTACCTTCATTGATGCAGTTGTAGTAATCACATCTTGTGCTGGATCACCATTCATTGTATAAGTAAATTGTCTTTCACTTGTGATTCCACTGACACTATAAGTTCCATCATAGAATGTATTTCCAATACCAGTAATTAGAATCTGATCATCTACAGTTAAACCGTGCTCATCTTTTGTAACTACAGTCGCATTGATTCCAGTTGAAGTTAACTTTTCAATTGTTAAATTATTAGGTGATAGATCACCAACGATCTTAGATTCTGGAGTATTTGGTTCAAAGTCTTGTCTTGCAGGAAAGTCTGGGATGTTTCTATTTCCAGTATCAGAACCATAAGCATTCATCAACTTGAAATAATACATCTGCAAGTCACTTAATGATGTAAGTTCCTCTTCATTTTGACCATCAGCATATTCAAAACAAGTTAACTTGTGGTGTGATATTCTTGGATTTCTCTTCTCAGTAAAGTTTTTACTATAATATACTGACTGATTCGCATCAAACATACTAAATTGCCAGAAATAGCAACCACCAGTGACACGGAAGAGTGCAGATCTTGGAATTACACTATCCAAAACATCTGGATTTGGTACATATAAAGGTCTTATCTTTGTCTTTCTTAAATCTAAACCTACGATTGATGTTCCTTTTGGAACAATTACTCCACCGTGAACAGAGTTAAATCTACGTAAAACATTATTTGAATTATTTAAATCGAATATTGATGAGTTATTTAAAAGTAAACTTTCACTTGTAACATTTCCTGAGATATCCAATAATTGTGCAGATGCACCATTCTGTTTGATGAATAATCCTGGCCTGTTGTCTATTGTATGTTCGCCTGGATACAATAATATTGTTGTTCTATCGAATCTATCGTTATTTAATCCTGATTGATATGAAAATCTAGCTGCTTCAATTAGTGCTCTTTGTATTGTAACAAAAGGTCTTGTTAAAGAATTTCCTCTATTGTCAAAACTATCTGTTGCGTCCAGATCAGATGGATTTACATAAAGGATATTACCATTGGTATTTACTAGAAAATTTTCTAACCTTGAAAGGGGCATCGTATTAGCACACTAAAATTTTTTTCTTCTGTCTTATTTATCACGAAAGAAAGGGCGGGCACTCCTTCTACACGGAGATCTTTTGTACTCCCACCTCAAAAAGGTTTTAAACCAATTTTTGGCCAGAATTTTTTTTTCGACTTTTTTGAAATTGAAAAGTCATTTTGATTCTTCATCATCCTCATCCTCTAAGAATGATTCCATAACTTCTTTTAGTTTTTCATAATAAAGTGGTTCTCCACGTAACTCAGCAAGTTTTGCAATCGCAACAGATTCAACACAAGTCCAATATGTTTCTCCACTCACAACGTGCTCATCAGTAAAGTACGCTGCAATATCCTCTTGAAGATATTGAAGTTCTCTTAGTGTCTCTCTCTGAATTTCCATAGTTTAATTACTGAGTATGCTTTATTTATTAACTTGTAATTGTGTTTCTTGGGAAACTATAATCTGGATCAGTGTAATTACGATCCTCAACTGATATCTCAGAATTTTCATTGAAGTTTGGATCAGGATAATCATATCTATCATTACCCTCATACTCAGTTAATAGTGGATTCACATCTTTTCTTTCTCCAAAAACATGGAAAAAGCAATCGGTGTTTCCAGATAGAACCACTTTTTCATTATTATATTCCATCACAATTATTTTTTGAGTAGATCCAATCGGTTGTATTGAGACTGTAATACTATCTTCATGAACCAAATCCTTCCAATAGTAAGGTAATTCAATCGTATTTGATCCTGTTAATCTACCACGATAAAAAACAGCAGACTCTGGGCCTTCTAACGAAACATGGCGAAGTCTCCATCCATTTCCTTTTGTTGGGTGTTTAATATCAAATGATTTGGGTGGTAAAGAGTCAGCAGTTCCAAATCTAGAAGCAAGTCTTCCCTTATTTCCTCCGTCAATTGAACCAGATACATACAAATCACCTTCAATGTAAACTGCATCAGGTGAACTACCACCACTTACTCTTAAACCATTAGCAGTTTGTGAATCTCCCTTCATCACCGTGTTTCCTTTTACACGAAGGGATAATTTTTTATTTTTTTGTAAAGAATCTTCGTCTGATGTTCCGATTGTAACTGTTGCTATACCACCAATATCACTACAGTCACCAAAGATGGACATTCCAGAACAAGTGAGTGTTCCAGCTTTACTTAAAGTTGCTTGATCAGGAACATTCCATTGACTTTCTCCAACGTGAAGTCCTATTGTTTCGATTGTAATATTTCTGAAAGACATTTTGGTTAACCGCCTCCCGTAGCAGCTTGAGCATCTTGAAGAGAATCAAAACCACCATTAGGTGAAAAGAATTGATCAATTCTTGATATTGGAAGTTGATCATAAAAACCACTCAATTCATAATAGAAATCGGATGCAACATCCAAATCATTTCCAGAAGTGGTCTCTATGTAATCACTTTCACAATGTATTCCA